ACCAGGTAGATGCGTTGGCATGGTTGGGTTTAATGATGACTGAGTTTGCTACATATAAGGCTCCCGTTATTAAAGAACCGAGCTGGCGGGATCGGCTAGATGAATTAGCTAAATCTGATCGTCATAAATCAGCGATGAGTGCGTAGTTATGGCAGCTAAAAACGAATCAGCAGCAGAGGAAGTAGTAGCACGTAGCCAATGGGATAGGTATGTCAGGGCTAGAGATAATGGGCATAAAGAATATGTTGAATTAGCAAAAAAATGTGATGACTATTATCGAGGGGATCAGTGGGACCAGAATGACCTGTCTGCGTTGGAAGCTGAAGGCAGACCAGCCTTAACTATTAATACTGTTTTGCCTACAGTTAATACTGTCCTTGGTGAACAAGCCAGCCGCCGTGCAGATATTCAGTTCAAGCCGCGCCGTGGTGGGGACTCTGAAGTTGCAGCTACCCTTACAAAATTATATATGCAGATTGCTGATAATAATAAGATGGATTGGGTTGAGCAGCAGGTCTTTTCTGATGGTCTTATCATGGATGGTCGAGGTTACTTTGATGTACGGTTGGATTTTTCCGACCACGTTGAAGGTGAAATTCGTATTACTTCCAAAGACCCTCTTGATGTTTTACCTGATCCTGATGCAAAAGATTACAACCCTAAAACATGGAATGAAGTTTTTGAAACGAGATGGATGACACTTGATGAAATCGAGGAGTTGTATGGAAAAAAGAAAGCAAACGATCTTCAATTTATTGCTGAAAATGGAAACTCTTTTGGAAGAGATTCAATTGAATATGAAGAAAGCCGGTTTGGGGACACAAACGCAACGGATGATTATACTGGTCATGGTCCTACAACCAATGATGAGTATCGTAATGTTAAAGCGTTACGGGTTATCGAAAGGCAGCATAAACGTATTGCTAGAGTTGATTTCTATGTTGACCCAATTACGGGAGATCAAAGACAGATACCGGAACCGTGGTCCCCAGCGAAAGCAAAAAAATTCGCTAAAAAATACGGCCTAAGTGTTGTTTCAAAAGTTATCCGTAAAGTTCGCTGGACAGTTACTTGTGATCGAATAGTCCTGCATGATGATTGGAGTCCCTATAAGGACTTTACAGTTATTCCGTTCTTTGCATATTTCAGACGCGGAAAGCCTTTTGGTATGGTTCGTAATCTACTGTCTCCACAGGAACAGTTAAATAAAATTGCCAGCCAGGAATTACATATTGTTAATACTACAGCGAACTCAGGGTGGATGATTGAAGCGGGTTCGTTAGTTGGTCTATCTGCAGATGATCTTGAAGAACATGGTGCTGAAACAGGACTTGTTCTTGAATACCAACGGGGGACAACACCGCCAGCTAAGATCCAACCGAATACAATCCCAACTGGCTTGGATCGAATAGGCCAGAAAGCGGCTGATAACATAAAGTCTATTTCTGGTATTAATGATTCCATGCTAGGAACTGATGGTGCTGAAGTATCCGGTGTTGCAATCCAGGCTAAACAAAACCGTGGTGTGATTATGATTCAGGTTCCTTTGGATAACCTGAAAAAGACACGCCAGATTCTAGCTGAAAAAATATTAAATCTTGTTCAGTCTTTTTATACAGAGCAACGGATTATCCAGGTGACTAATGAAGATGATCCTTTAAAACCACGAGAGCCAATGGTAATTAATGAGCAAACCCCTGAAGGTAAGATTATCAATGACCTTACGCTTGGTGAGTATGATGTTATTGTTGCTACAGCTCCTGCGCGGGATAGCTTTGATGAGATTCAATTCGCTGAAGCGATTAACTTACGCAATGTCGGTGTGCAAATTCCTGATGATGCGGTTGTTGAATACTCTCATTTAGCTAGAAAAGGAGAATTGGCTAAGCGTATTCGGGTTCTTACAGGCCAGGAACCGCCTACACCTGAACAAGCAGAGATGCAACAGCAACACCATCAGTGGGAAATGGAGTCAATCCAACTTGAGATTGCGAAACTTGAAGCAGAAGTTAGGAAACTACAATCTGAAGCCGCTGTTAATGTCGCTAAAGTTCAGGATATCGCAGATGTGCAGCCTAATCTTAAAGTTAACGAGCTTGAACGTAAGATTGCGCTTAAACAGGAAGAGTTTGAGTTACGCAGGGGTCTTTCTGAGAGGACAAATGAATTAAGAGCTGCTCAATCAGAGTCTCAAGCAGCTTCTAAGATTGCTGCTACTGTAATACAGCAATCCAGCCGCAATAATCCAACCCAATAGGAGTTTTTATGAGTGACGAACAAGATGCCACGCCTACCGAGAGTGCAGATGCAAAACCGCAGATAATGCCAGGTGCTGAACCTATGGATCAGCCTGAAAATATCGATTTAAACTTTGAATTGACTGAAGAAACTGCCGAAGAACCTGAAACTGAGCCAGAAAAGCAGGAAGCTAAAGCAGAAGAACCTGAAGTTGCAGAAGAACCCGCCGAGGAAACAGAAGTTGAGGAAGAATCTACTGATAAAGTAGAAGAACCCGAAGCTGAACCGGAAAAACAGGAAGCTGAAGCAGAAGAACTTGAGGCTGAATCGGAAAAACGTAAGAAACCTATGGTTCCCAAGGCCAGATTGGACCAAGCTCTTACAAAACAGAAAGAATTGCAGCGTAAAATTGATGAATACACTCAAAAAGAAGCAGAAGTAGCTGAACCTGATTCTAAATTTGATTTTAACCAGGCGGAAACACAATATCAGGAAGCTCTTCTGGATGGTAAGCAGGAAGATGCAGCAAAACTACGAAATGAAATAAGAAGCGCAGAGCGAGAACTTCTTCGCCACGAGATGCGTGAGGAAATGTCTCATGAGATTGGTGCAAATAAGGAACTAGCGTCAATTCAAGAGACCGCTGCAGAGCTTGAAGCTGAATATGTAGTCTTTGATCAGAACCACGAGGATTTTAATTCAGATTATGCCCAAGAAGTAGTGGCAATCAGGGATGGGTTGATGGCTCATAACATGGCTGGTCCTGAAGCGCTTAAAAAAGCAGCATTAATGGTAGTACAAACCTATGATTTAAAAGGAGTTACACCTGCTGAGTCTGCATTAGCTGAGAAAAAGGCCTCTAAAGCAGATACAGTTGATGAAGTTGCTCGTAAACGTAAGCAGGTTTCACAGAAATTGAAGGCGGCAGAGGCACAACCACCTGAATTACCTGGTGAAAGCTCTGCTCAGCACGGCGAAAAGAGTGTAGAAGACCTTCATAGTATGTCTGAAGATGAGTTTAATGCCTTACCAGAGGCAACAATTGCCAGATTACGGGGTGATTTTATTTAAATGGCGCGTATGAAAGGACTAATATTCCCGCAAAAAGAGCTAAAGAAAGCTCTAGGAATACAGGTAGGTGGGGATCATTATAGGAAGTTTAAGATACAGCCTATTGAATATATCCTTAAAAATAAATTAGGATTTATTGAAGGAGCTGTTATACAGTATGTAACTCGCTGGAAAGGAAAGAATGGGGTTGAAGATTTAAAGAAAGCCCGACACGCTTTAGACGTATATATTGAAGAGTTGGAGGAAGAGTTGGAGAAATCAGAAAATGCACAAGGGTAATAAAAGCTGTAGTTGGGATATCTAACGATGGACTAAAATAAATGTTTGCGTTTTAGTTTTATCAGGGCTAAGATTTTACCATTCGCGTACTTGCGCGTAATCAAGTCGTGGCGATCACGTTAATCTCGTTACCGTGTGTACAACACGTTAATCTTGCCGAGGTCGATCCTCGTAAAAAAACGCTGATTCGTCTGCTTCACGACACGAAGTGTAGACGGGTTAGCCGTACCCATAATTCCGGCTACTTTTGTAATCTATTACTTAATGGAGGCCAATTATGGCTACTACTAATTTTGCTTCGCTGACTAGTAATCAGCTTACTGCATGGAGTCGTGATTTCTGGCGCGCTGCCAGAAACATGAGCTTCATTAATCAGTTTGCTGGTTCTGGAAGCAACGCTATGGTTCAGCGTATTACTGACTTAACCAAGTCAGATAAAGGAACCAAGGCTGTCATTACGCTATTAGCGGATATGACAGGTGATGGTATCACTGGGGATAACACCCTGGAAGGGAACGAGGAAGCATTACGCGCCTACGATATCACCATTGAATTGGATCAATTACGATTTGCTAATAGACTCGCTGGACGTTTAGCTGACCAAAAGTCAGTTGTTACATTCCGTGAGAACAGCCGAGATGCACTGGCTTATGCAATGGCTGATCGTATGGACCAATTAGCTTTTCTCTCACTGTCTGGTTCAGCTTATACGAACAAGACAAATGGCGCATTAAGAACAGTTTCTGGAACTACAGGCCACGAGCTTGTTGATCTTGAGTTTGCTTCTGATGTTTCTGCTCCTACTACTAACCGTCATCGTCGTTGGGATGCTACTTCTTTCCTAGTTGCAGGTGACACCACAGAAATAGCTGCTGCTGACACTATTACCTATCGATCAATTGTAGAGTTGAAGGCTTATGCCAAAGACAACTACCTTCGTGGTATTCGTGCTGCAGGTAATGAAGAAGTGTTCCACTTGTTTGTTACTCCACAGCAGATGGCTGATCTGAAATTAGATTCAGATTTCCTGGCTAACGTGCGAAACGCAGGTGTTCGTGGTCCTAGCAACCA